CGAAACATCGATGCCCTGGGGCTCGATGTACGAGATGGATCGTGACCCATGCGAAATGGGTACGGCAGGGGTCCCCCTGCGTACGACAGGGACGTTCTGAATGACCTCGGAAATTTCATCGACTCCGATGATCGGCAGAGGGTGCTGTTTGGAGGCCTTGAACACGGTCTGGCGCACGGGCAGATTCAGCGGGGGCGCGTCCTTGATGACCTGGGCCACTGCCTTGGGGGTGAGATGATTCTTGAGATTGATGTCAAAAGGCATGGGCTATTCCTCCTTCTTGGATGCGGACTGTTTGTCCGTGGCCGGTTTGGGTTTGGTGGGCTTGGGCTTGGCCGGTTTTATGGCGGCGTCAAAGTCGTTGCCCGCCTGTTTCAGGGCGTCGAGCTTGTCCGCCAGGTTGGTGAGCAGAGCCTGTCGCTCTGGATGGTGGAGCAGGTTCCAGGGATGGGTGCCGAGCTTCTTGAGAGCACCCTGCATTGCTCGGAACCGATCACCAAACGCTTCTCTGTGCTTGCTGGTCATGATTACACCCCCCAGATGCCGAATGCGGCCAGGGCCTCGAGATCGTCTTCGTCCACTGCCGTTGCGCCCACGAGCAGACTGGCCTTGACCACTGTCCCGTGCACCAGGACGCGAGCCGTGAGGTCTCCGTTGTCCGTGTCGCAGGGCTCGACAAGCACCCCGACCGGGAGATTTGCGTAGGTCGCGATCACTTCGACGCCCTCGGCTGGAGCAGCCTCCACGGTCACAGTGACTTCCCCTGTGGAGTAGTCGACGGTCCCGCTTCCAAGCCCGCCGTGGCCGTCGTCTTCGATGGTGTCTTCCCCGATGGTGACGGTGACACTTCCGGGCATGACCGGAAAATGATCCAACGTGGCTGAAAAGGTTGTGAGGGTGCCGTTGCCCGTGCCCACCGTTTTGGTCAGGTCCCTGGCAAAGGCTTCAATGCCGTTGGTTGCGTCGTTGGCCACGACTAGTCCTTTGGCCAGTTCGCCCTGGTCCGCTGCAGCGGCCATGGGCCGAATGACGGGGGGGTGGGTCCTGTCGATGACCTGGGTGCGTTCCAGGGATGTGGATCCGAGATTGAAAGATGACATATCTTTTCTCCTGTGTTTTCGGTTTAGTAGAAAGGATCGCCCTTGCTACATTTTCCCGGCGAGCCCGTTATAGTCATAGGGTTCGCCGGTCTTGTCCGACAATTCGATGGGGGCGGTCATGCGGCCCTTGCCCGGTGCGGGCAGCCCGGCCACAAAGCGCATGGCCTGTTCAAAGGGGTTGTCCGCATCGGCCAGGGAGATATCCTTGGCGGATGCGACCATGGCCACCAGCGGCTTGATCTGATCCGCGCCCAGGCCTTTTGCCTGTGCGGCCTCCTTCAGGCGCTCGATCCGTTCCTTTTTGAGAGCCTCCAGGACGTCGGCGAGCTCCTTGGACTGCTTTTCGTCGTTACCCTTGTTGTCCGGTTTATTGGACCCGGGTTTCTCGCCTTTACCATCCTTGTCGGAGGGCTTGTCTTTCTCTCCATCCCCTGCTTTCTCTCCGCCCTCCTGTCCTTTCCCGTCTTTTTGTTTGGCTGCCGCGACCTGGGCTTCCAGGGCGGTTATCTTGTCCTTGTATTCCTTGGTTTCGTCCGCGATGAGCTGTTTTACCTCTTCGGGGGTCATGGTTGCGTCCTCCATATTGTCTGTGAGTATGATATCCGTGGGCCAGGTGGCGACCATGGACAGATTCTTGACTTCACTGGCCGGGGGGAGTTCCCCGCACATGGCCAGGTGGTGCAGGTAATAGCCGTTTTGCCCCGGCTTGAGCCCGGCGGACCATCCCCTGTAATAGCCTTTTGCCTCCAGAGCCACGAGCTCCGGCGTGTAATCCACATCCCCCTCAAGGCCCTGATCGGTCAGCTCGACGGAGAGTACCCGGCCGAACGCCGGGGATTGGCTGTCTGTCGGGTGCCCCAGGGTGATGGGCGTTGGTGCATCGGGGTTGAAGTTGGCCACGGCCTCCTGCAGCTCGCTTCGGGTCACGATCTGGCCGTTTTTCTGTACCCCTGGCTTGACGAGCAGCTTCCGCATCGTGCGCCCCTAGGCCAGGTTGGCGGGCTCTACAACGGCATCCGGCACGTTGATCTTGAGAATCGTACCGGCATCGTTTTGAACCTCGACAAACAGGCAGTTGATGGTGATCTCCCCATCCGCCTTGTCGCTGATCTTGCGACCCGGGACAGGGAAGCTTTCCGTGTATCCGCGCACGATGGTTGTCAGGCTGTCATCGGCTATCATGCCGTCCTGGGCGTCGAGGATGCGGCATTCTCCCACCAGGCGCAGGCTGACATATCCGTCGTTCGAGACCATGGATTGAATGTTGCTCGGGCTGATGTTCGTCATTTTCAGGGAGGCGGTCAGCGGCTCGAACTTGCCCGTGGGTACTTTTGCCGGGGCGGGCAGCCCCATACCGTCGATTTCGGCGAACTTGCGCTTGATCTCCACTCCGCCTTCCTCGGCGTTGCCGAAGTAATCCACGTCATTCAGGTATACCCTGTTGTTTCTCCATGCGATGGTTGCCATGCTATCCTCCTATGATCGCGGCAAACGCGTCCTTGAGCGGGTTCACGTTGGCAACGGCTTTATACGTCACACGCTCTGCAGGCACGGGCGGCGTGAAGTCGTAGGTGTAAGTGATGTGCCCGCCGGCCAGCTCGGTAATCGGGTTATCTGCGAGGCGCAGATAGATTTTACCGTAGACCAGGGCGCCTTTTCCCATGAGTCCGTCGAGGAAGCCCTGGACCGATTCCTGGACCCGGACCAGCATTTCTCGGGCCGCGTTCTCCGGACGAGAGAACATGGGCTGATCCAGGAATTGGAGGGTGAAGTATTCGACTGACTCTTCAATAATGTCCGCTGTGCGACGCCAGCAGATAAATGTATCAACGGGCGATGTCTCGAACGGGTAGGCGCAGGTCCTGTTGCCCCAGAGGCGATAGCCGGAACCAAGGAAATTGAGCACGGATACGATACCCTGGGAGTTGACGTAGTTGAGTTCCGTGTCTTCATTGTTCGGGATGTAGGTGAGCAGTCGTTCCACACCGGTTACACCCTGCAGGACGTGGTTGGATGGCGAGTGCCAATATCCTTTTTCCTTGTCGACCTGAGCGATGAGCCCGGCCATGCGTCCAGATAGCCAGTCCGTGACCTCGGCCTCCTCGTCCACGTCGTAGATCTTGATTTTTGGATAACAGAAAATAGCCCTGTTATCCCCGAAATCACCTTTGGCCGTGACAGCTTCTTCGGGGGTCGCGCCCTCGGCACTGTCGATCAGTGCCACGGCCCGGCATTTCCCTGCCGTCGAAATGAGTTCCGCGCCGACACCGGGCTCCTGGCTCCAGCCCGGAGCGATCAAGATCTTTGGGAAGAAGCCGAATCGGGACAGAGCGCTCTCGAACGTCGGGACGGCTGCGACAACGTCGGCTGCTGTCACTTCCTCCACGCCCGTGATATGCTTCTCCGGGTCATAAACGTTGATGGCCACGACTGTAGTGTTGGCGTGGTCGAAAATGGCGTCGAACGCTCTATACAATGTGTAGTCGACCGCAGATGCTCCAAAAATCTCGGTCACATCGTCGCGACTCCTGCATATATGCATCTCTCCTGGTTCCCCCTGGGCGGCAGTCCCGACCAGTCCGATGACGGCGGATTTGACCTCCGTCACCTGGATCGGGCCTTCCTGCAGCTCGAAGGTTTCCACGCCGTGTAAAAATCCCATTTACTCCTCCGTGGTTCTGGTTGGAGCCTCCCGCGACTAGGTGCGGAGGCCATGTTTGTGGGCGGTGCTCGCATTCAATGATGCGCCAGATCTAATCCTTTTCCGCATACCGGGTGTCCGCGTGGACACCCGGCCGAACCGATCCGGGTATTTCCCGTCTCATGATTCCGGCACTTTTCAGAAAAAATCGCGTGGCCGTGTGTGACGAACTCACGGACGCACAGTCCCAGGACCTGCGAGGAAAGGCATCCTCGATCAGAGTGACCGACGTCGAAAACGTTGATGCCCGGCTGCTACCCTTGCTGGCCTGGCAGTATCGCGTGGATTTTTGGCGGGACGACCTGGGGGAGGATGTAAAACGGGATCTGATCAGGCATTCCGTGGCCTGGCACCGGAAAAAAGGCACGGTGTGGGCGGTCAAGGATGTATTGGGAGTCGTCGGGTTCCCAGATGCCCGCATTATCGAATTTTCCACGGCCCGAGAGAGATTTTCAGCTGCCGGGGGGGCAAAGCTCGACGGGTCCTGGGGGCTTGACGGATCTACCGAGCTGGTCCCGTGGGCCGCTCTTGCCGGGATGCCGTACCTCCCGAACTGGGCCTGCTTTGCTGTGGCCCTCAATATCGCCGAGGGGATGCGTCCGGGGTGGCCCGACGATGTCAGATGGGTGGTCGAGATGGCCAAGCCCGTCCGGTCCTGGCCGCTTTATTTCATGAATTTGTTTTTCAACATTTCGGCACGGCCAGGTTTTTTCCACTCTCTGCATCTCATCAAGAGTGTTTCGCAGCGCTATCCATGGTGCACGCATCAGCTCAACGGCATGTGGTCGCTCGGCAATGGTGGCGACAAGAGACGGCTCGACGGGTCCTTTCTCAATGGAGAATGGACGGTTGGCGGCGTCTATCCTGTTTGGAGCATGGTGAATTTACGGCAGTGCTCCATCGTTTCGAATGCATCGTGGTTTTGTTCTCACCAGAGGTCTGCCAGGCATATCCCGGCCAGGGTGGGAACCCCTCTGCTGCATCTTGGCCGAGGCTGGCAGGTGGGCCAAAACCACGTGTTCGCCTGTTCAGGGGCGTTGGCCACCTTTCATCCCTCGCTTGCATGTGGCCCGGACGTGAACGCCCTTTCAGCCTCGGAGGTCGTGCAGCAAGCCCCCCGACCCGTGCAGTCTCTCGCATCGCTGCCCTGTCTCGATGGAAGGCCGTTGGGCACCTGGGGGGTTGGCAGGTCGTCACTTTCCCTGGGCGGATGGAGGGTCTCCATCAAGGGCGTGTATGCCAGGGGTTGCGGGCTCGATACGGTTTTTGCCGTTGCGGGGTTTCCCGAACGGCTGGGGCGGTACCCCTCGTTGGGCGAGGGACGGTACAGGAGCCTGGATGGACTCTGGATCGTTGGCGCAAAGTACCGCCTCGACGGATCGTGGAGTTTGGAGCCGTCCAGGTTGCTTGTATCGCCGAAGCTGGGAGTTGTTTTTCGGAAGATGGACGGATCGTGGAGGCTTGGTGACTCTGGTCTCCCGATCAACGGGCTGTGGCGGCTCGGCTATGCCGGGAGGCCACGCATAGCAGCATAAACAGAGGAGGATGCCGTATGGCAGAAGCTGTGACAACTCGGAGTTTCAGGCGGCGACTTGCCGCGCATTTCGCGACAGGCGAGACGTTGCCGGTGATCGCGAGCATGGTGTTCGGCGATGGCGGCCATGATGAGGCGGGCATGGCCATTCCGCCCGATTCGTCCAGGGATACCCTGTATCACGAGACCCTGCGCAAGGATCTGACGACGATAGTGCAGGAAGATGACTATTCCGTCACCGGCGTGGGCAGGGTGGCAAAGGCCGAGCTGGTCGGCCAGGACATCAGCGAGGCCGGGCTGCTGGATGCGGCGGGCAATCTCCTGGGGACCAAGACGTTTGCACGCAAGATAAAGGATGCTGACGAAGAATACGAAGTCCGCATCAAACTTGTATTTTAAGAAGGAGGAGACATGGGCTTACCACACGGAACGATTACCCCCATACCGGACAATAATCCCGACGCCGTCCCGGCATTGTGGAATACTCGGTATGATGAGATCGATGACAATTTTAACAGCCTGGACGAAAGGGCGACAGGCGTCGAGGCTGAGGTGGCAGATGCTCGGGGGGATGATTCCTCCCTAGGTGCGCTGCTGCAGCGCATCCAGGACGATATCGAGGGGCTGGATCCCGACATGCAGAACGCCTTGTTGGCGAATTTGACCCTTGCGAACAGTAATGCCGGGCTGGCCCTGCGAGAGATCGAGAAAACACTGCGGCAAAGATTCCAATCTGGACGGGTTGTGATCCAAAACCGGGGGGTGATAGCCGGATGCACGGTCAGCAAGTCGACGAGTGCTGGGCGAAACGTCTCTATGACTGCTGGGAAGCTGTTTCGGGGAGGATGCATCATCCCTGTCCCCGAGCAGATAAATAGCGCATCCGTACCCCCGAATATTACTGCGACTACTCAGTATTGCTGGGCGTACCTGGTCGCGACAGAAAGCGGTGAATGGGACCTGCAGACCACCTTGCTCGGCGAAGCCGTACCGGATGACGGAGTGGCGCTTTCCAGGGTTACTGTTCCTGCGGGGAATAATGAGAGCAACGACCCGTATCTCGATGCATGTACGCTGTCCGATCGGCGACGCTTCGAGCCTGAATTCCCGGCCATGCTGGCATCCGCCCCCACGGTGTTTATCGAGTTGCCCTACCTGATGGCCGACGATGACTACCAGGTTGATTTCGAGATCACCGAGTTTGAGGGCTCTGGCTTTGAGCTGGGGCACTGCTACGTTGGAAGCCGGGCAAAGAACGGATTTACAATCTATTACAACGGTACGGCCGACGCCCTGGACGTGCGTTGGACGGCCCGGAAACTGGATCAATAAGGAGCCGATATGCTGATTGAGAAACTGGGAGTCGGACCGTGGGCTGACGTCGAGCACGATGGGATGAGTATGGTCTCGATCGACGGGGAGCCGTTCGACCTCGATGCCGTCCGCGGGGATTCGGAATCGATGGTCGCGCTGGAAGACGATGCCGGGAGTTTTGTCGCCCACATTGTCACGCCTCCGGACAGGCACACGACCATCTTTGAGGGCCGGGTCGATGAAAACGGAGACCCCGTCCCGTCTGTGGTGGCCATGCCCCTTGAAATGGACAAGGTGAAAGTAGCCCTCTGGACAAAAAACGTTGTTGAAAACACACAGGAAGTGGAGGAATAGTATATGCCTACAATATTTACGAAAGATTCTTTACGTGCATCTGTCGAAGCAAACAGTGGCGGCAGGGTGACAGTGCTGTACAATGCAAAGGGCCATCCTGGATATTATGTGCGCATCCCCGCCTTCAATCTGGAGGACATCGACGCCGACCTGGGGAGCGGGTTGTGTCCGGCTTTCATTGTCAACGGCACACAAAAGTCCGAGCTGCTTTATGGTATGTATCCCGCTGCCCTCAAGGACGGCTGCGGTCTGCCTCTGCCCGGGGTGGATCCCGCGACAGATGTCGATTACGACCAGGCGCAGGCTTACTGCCGGGCCAACGGACCAGGATTTCATCTGTCCACCATGCACGAGTGGGCGGCGGTCAAGATGTGGTGCATGAAAAACGGGTTCCAGCCGCGTGGGAACACGAACTATGGCGGGCACCACGATCAAAAACATGAGACCGGTGTGCGGCAGGATGGAGGGGCCCCCGGCGTGGCATCTGGAACGGCACGGACGATGACAGGTTCCGGACCCATGAGCTGGAGACACGACAACTCACCCTTTGGCGTTGCCGATCTGGTCGGAAATGTTTGGGAATGGCAGGGTTTATTTAAGATCGTGGACGGAAGAATATACACGACTCCCGACAACAGGTTTGATACCCTCGAAGCGGATTGGGCTCCCCAGGATGCGTATTTTGATTCCACCGTGGCCGGAGATGAGAGTTCCTCCGGAGATATCGGCGATCCTATCCTGAGCGATACGATAGCGCACTACGCCGGGCCGACGGGTAGCGATGAGCACCTGGCATATACCCAGCTGACCTCTTGGCTGGATGTGACGCTGAAGGCAGGATATACGCCTCCCGATATTATTAAGCAGCTGGGGATTTCGCCTGCCGTGTCCGGTGATGCCGCTGAAAATATCGCGGTGTACAGCGGCATCCTGGGACAGCTGTATGTCCGTAATTATGGCACTCGGTTTCCGATTTGCGGCGGCTATTGGTACATTGCTTCCAGTGCCGGGCTGGCCGCGCTGCGCTTGGTCTTCGCGCGCTCGCACTCGGGCAGCGCGATCGGGTTTCGCCCCGCTTTCGTTTCCTGACCATCTGGGATCTGATCTCCTGAACATCTGACCCGGGCGGCCGAGGCCGCCCGTCTTTTCTGGAAAACGATATGGCCGAATTGAAGATACAGCAAAAATGGGAAGATATGGCAGCGTATATGTATGTGGTGCTTCGCCATATCCCCAAGAGCGAGCGGTTTACCCTGGGCGTAGAATTGCGGCATTCCGTGTGGAAGGGGCTCCGCTTGATTGTCCGCGCCAACGCGGTGACTCGCAGGATGGCCGTTTTGGACGAACTCGATGCTGAGATGAGAGTGTTGCTAGCGTTGGTCCGGACCGCGCACAGGATGCGGCTTATTCCGGACAAGCAGTACGAGATTCTGTCCGCACGTATCGTCGAGCTGGGGAGGATGCTGGGAGGCTGGAAAAAATATAGTCGGACGTAACCGGCTTTAGGGCGTGGACCTTATCGGTTTCCGATTTGCGGCGGCAATTGGAACAATGCTTCCAATGCCGGGCTGGCCGCGCTGAACTTGAACAACGCGCGCTCTAACTCGAACAGCAACATCGGGTTTCGCCCCGCTATCGCTCGCTGCCGGAATGTCCGGTGGTCAAGGCCGCCGGAACAGTGCGTGAGCAAAAGGGGGACCGCGTCCTTCTCCATGAATTGAGAAAATATATACAGGCCGTGGCGGCAAGTAGGCTTGCCCGAACGTGGCCACGGCCATCTTTGATTAACAGCAAATAAGGACTAATGTATGCCAAGGAGGTACGGCGACCTCTGGGCCAAGGTGGTCGCCTTTGATAATATTGAACGGGCCTACAGGGCTGCTGCGAAGAATAAACGCTATCGGGCCGACGTGCTCAAGTACACCGCAAGTCTGGAAGAAAATATTATCAACACGCAAAATCTGTTGGTGTGGCACCAGTGGCGGCCAGGACCGATGCGCTCCTTTTGGGTCAATGAACCGAAGCTGCGGTTCATACAGGCTCCGCCATTTGCCGACCGGGTTGTTCACCATGCCCTGGTCGACATCGTGGAGCCTGTCTTTGAACGGAAAATGATAGAGGATAGCTACGCATGTAGAAAGGGAAAAGGAGTCCATGCTGCATGTGGCAAGACCCAACAATATATACGGGAGGCCCAGCGTAAGTGGGAAAAAGTGTATGCACTCAAGGCGGATATCAGTAAATATTTCCCGTCAATCAACCACGACACGCTGTTCCGGCTATTTGCAGACACAATAAAAGACAAGGATGTGCTATGGTTGGAGCGTCAAATTATATACGAGTCCGGTTATGAAAGCAGAGGGATTCCGGTTGGCGCTTTGACAAGCCAGCTTGAGGCCAATATATATCTTACACTTTTTGATCACTGGATAAAGGATGAGCTGGGAATCCGGTACTATGTTCGTTACATGGACGACTTTGTAATCCTTGGACCATCGAAACGACGATTGCGGGATCTGCTGCACGGGATAGGGGAATACCTCGCTCTTGAGCTGCAGCTTTCACTCAACCCTAAAACAGCAATCCTGCCTGCCGCCGGAGTGGATTTTTGTGGATACCGTATCTGGGCAACGCACATGCGGCCCAGAAAACGCAACCTGAAAAAGACAAGGAAGCGCTTCAAAAAGATAGCCCGGTTATACGCCGGAGGAGCTGTCGACCTGAGTTATGCACGCGCACGAGTGGCTAGCTTCCTTGGATATATGAAGCACTGTGACGGGTACAGGACCACCGAAAGCATGCTGGACGAATTGGTACTAAAACGCAAAAATCATGAGGCCTGATCAGCCGCCAAAAACCCCTTGTTTTCAAGACAAATAATGACTCTCTAGGCACCCGTCACGGTGTGTCTCGGAGAGTCATTATTTGTCGCACTAAAAGGCGGATTTTTGTCGCATCAATTCCGGACATGTCGCACCCGCGAGCGGACTCTTCAACAGTATGAACGAGGGAAGCTTGGTACAATGTTGGTACAAAATGGGTTGGTATAAAAAAAGGACTTACGCCGTTATGACGTAAGTCCTT